AAATTATTTCGCTTCAAAATTACCCGATTCCAGAGGATGGGCTGTATGGGATAAATTAGATGGGATGGAAGGAACAACAAAAAACTTTTCTGATATTGAAATTATATGGACTTCATTTGATAAACCTGCACGTTTGTTTAGACATCGGTGGCAAGGTTTAATGAAGGGGTCTGAAAGAACTGAAAAAAGATGTCATCCAACTCAAAAACCTATTCAATTATTGATAGATATAATTAACTATTATGGAAATGATTTTAATTTAATTCTTGACCCTTTTCTCGGTTCAGGCTCAACCCTTATCGTTTGTGAAAAAATAAATAGAATATGTTATGGTATGGAAATTGATGCCCATTATTGCACCGTAATCGCAGAAAGATACATTAACTTTGTTGGCGCAACCGCACACGTGTGCAGGCTTAATCCTGATGGTTCACAGACCCCGTGGGCGGAGATTGAGGGGACGCAGGTTGACCTGAAACGTGAGGGCGGGGCGGGTGAAGAAGGCGGGGATATATGAAGGCAGTTTTAAGAATAATAAATAATTTTTCTAATGTCCCGCATGAAATGCAATCAGTTGTCAGGCAAAGAGTTATGAGGGCAAGCGCTTCCAGAAGGGAATAGGGCTATGGAAACAACGGTAGTAAAAACAGTAAAAGACAACGCTCTGATTATTCTCAAGAACATTGAAGACAACAAAATAGACGCGGAGAGTTTGAGCATAGACATGAGGCGGGTCTGCGTTGACTATCTTGACAAAGAGGGGGCGAACCCAGAGCAGATGGCGAAGAAACTCAAGGTCTGCATGGCAACGATATATACCGACTTGCACGCCATAGAAGACGGATACAACGCCATGATAACCATGGTGGATTACAGGGCGGTCTTGAGCGGGATGTTGCGGGATGCGAAGAACTTCAAGCAGAAAGCGGTAGGCAAAGGGGATTACAGGTTAGCGTGGCAGATAGAAGTTGACCTTATAGACAAACTCATGGAACTCGGATACTTGAAACGTGCGCCTGACGAACTGATAGTCAAGACCCAGAAGGCGGAGGATTTGACGATTGACGAGGCGGAAATCATTGATAAAATCCTGATGAAAGTTGCAGAGAGAAGAAACAAACGTGAGAACGCTGGACTGCTGGGGGACGGGAAGGAGTGGCTTGTGGGGAGTGATAATGGGGGGGATGGTAAAGGTGAGGATGAGGGAAATAGGAAGGAAATAACGGAATGAAAACAATGAATAGGGAAGTTGGGCTTATAACCTGTAATTCGTTTGCATACTCCAGTTATGCGAACGTCTTCCCTGTTCTCAATCTACTGGAGGGATTATGCACAATGAATTTAGTATTCCGCATACCGTTTTTGAGGATAAACGATTTAAAGAGTTAAGCCATAGAAGTATAGTATTATATTGCTATTTAGCAAAATTGAAAAATAGGTATCAAGATAACGAAGAATGGTTTTGGCGGTCTGTAAAAACATTGGCAGATGACACGGGAATGTCAGAAAGAGCAGTGCGATATGCTAAAAAAGAACTTATGGAATTCAGATTTATTGAAATCAAACGGGGGCAATATGTGGAGAAAATGCACAGGTCTCCCGATTGGTATAAGTTGAACGGGTATGTTAAGAAGGCATGAGTTACAGGCAAGAAGTTGCAGGGGAAGGATGGAATTTATTATGTTCGGGTGCAAGAAGTTGCCTCTAACTCCCCTGCAAGAAATTGCCTTATAATAATAAGACCTTTATAATATTATTAAGACCTTTATTAAATACTTAATACTATTAAGATTAAGTAAATAACTTGTTCGCATTTTAAAAAACTCAAATGTGAACCTTCGTTCTCAACAAAAAGGAGATTTTAAAAGCAGGCTTTTATGGAGACCATAATAACCCCCGAAATCTTCCAGAGTTCCATTGAGAAGACGAAGCCGCAGAGGCTTGAGCAGAATTTAGCGCTCTGGGCGATGGAATACCGGCGTATCCGTGGGGCGCGGTTTACGTTTGAGGGGCATAGATACCTTGAACGGATATACACGGACAGAAACCCGAACAAGTGCATCCAGAAAGCGGGACAGATAGGCATCTCGGAATACTTCATTAATGAATCGTTCTGGCTGGCAGAGCAGGGGTGGAACTCATTGGTGATATTCCCTGCAAGCCCGCAGTTGTATGATTTTACAAGGGCCCGTGTTGACAGGGCGATAGAGGAGTCTGAACATCTGATTGAAATGTCTGGTAAAGTTGATAATGCTGGTATGAAGCGGCTGGGGAAGGGGTTCATATACTACCGTGGAAGTATGGTAACGAGGGACATAAAGACCATAGATGCCGATGCTATATACCTGGATGAGTTAGACGAAATAAGTCCGCCGATGATACCCGTTGCTGAAAAGCGGCTGGGACACTCAAAACTGAAATGGATGCGGGCGACTTCTACCCCGACGTATCCGGAAGCGGGTATAAACAAACTTTATCTTCAGTCCGACATGAATGAATGGCACGTGGGATGCCCTTCGTGCGGATTGCGGCAAACGATGGACTTCTTTGATAACATGGTGGCGGAATCAGGGCGGGTGCTGTGCCAGAAGTGTCATAATCCTCTGGATAGGTTCGCGGACGGAGAATGGATAGCGAAGTCCCCGAACAAGAAGGCACTGCGGGGATACCTCGTGCCGAAACTCGCCTGCGTGCGGACGAACCTCGCCGACCTGATAGCGGACTCAAGGAAGACCGCGCCTGAGGATATACAAGCATTCTGGAACTTCGATTTGGGGCTTCCCTACGTGCCGAAAGGCGGGGCAGTCCAGTCAGACCTGCTTGATACCCTGCGGGGCGACTACGGGATGCTGGGGACCGGGAGCGGGTGTATAATGGGGATAGACGTAGGGACGTTTCTGAACGTGTGGATAGCCGAGCCGACCGCAGATGGGAGGCGGAAGACCATATATGTGAACACCGTAGTTGACTTCGGCGACCTTGACAGACTTATGGCGAGATACGATGTTGCGTCGGTGGTAGTGGACGCGCAGCCGGAGACCCGGAAGTCAATAGAGTTCTGCAATAGGCATCCGGGCAAAGCGTGGTATTGCAGATATACTGACGGAGACATGAAGGACGAGACATACGGGCATTTCAAGGCGGACGAAGCGAGTAGAGAGGTATCGGCGAACAGGACTCTGGCGGGAGACTATTTCGTTGACGGGCTGAACGAACGCAACATAATCCTGCCGAATACGGCGAGAGACATACCCGACCTATACCAGCAGGTGCAAGCGTCCATCAGGATAATAAAGAAGGACGCAAGAGGCATAGCGCGGGCGTTCTACGTGAACATGAAGCCAGACCATTATTTCCATGCCGGGGTGTATATGGATATAGCATGGCGGATATGGAAGGCGGGGCATCCGCCGGTTACCGCAGGTAGGCTTATGGACAGGATAGAGATGGGGACGGAGACGAGAGGGACGGTAAGCGTGTCGGAACTCTTGGGTGCAGACAGGGAATACTTTGCGCCGCCGGAGGAGAGATATTGAGATGAAAAATAAAGATAGGATGAATATATTATGGGGGATACTTATAAGTATAATAATATTTGGTGTTATAACATTTAGTTTCTTAATGGTCTATGATATTCCTGGCGGTATTTTTTTAAAAATGGGAATAGAAGCAACGCACACGTGCGTGGTTAAAGGGAGATAAAATGGGAGTAGTTGACTGCATTATATTTATACTGATACTTTCAATCGTGGGATTGGTATGCAGGAAAAAAGAAAAAGTGCGGACGTTCTGCGAAGTAGCGATATTGGTTCTGGCGGTGCTGGGAGTGTTCGCGAGCATCAGATTCTACACCGCCGCCAAGAAGGTTGACGCCGCAATTGAGAGGTTGGAGCAGGCAGGGGCGGAACTTGAGGAAGGGAGGAGATGACGGTATGAGAAAGATTCTGGTATTGGCTATTGCCGTGCTGGCGTTGTGGCCGCAGGCAGAAGCGGTTGATTTGAACGGTCTGGCGTATGTGGTGAGTGCCAACCTGAACTCAGCGAGTGGGATATACTACCTCGGGGACGGCGGAGAGCCGGCATTTCCGCTTGGCACTGGGATTGAGATTGAGAATAGCGATAAAATAGTAATCATGGCGACGGGGACGTGGGGGAATGCGGGTTGGTCTTCATTCGGGCCGGGTGGCAATCCGTATGAGGACATAGCGGAGGGGTATCCGGGTGCTGGGATGCCCGTAGCGTCGCTCATAGGCAGGATAGGTAGCGGAGGCTGGTTCTATATTGGCTCGGGATTCGCGGGTGTGTCTGCTGGGACGGGGATATTAGAGCTCGGATTCAACGATACTGATTACGGGAACAATTGGGGTGAGGTTGAAGTCATAGTAGCGGTAGAAGGTGTGGGAATTGATGAACTATCAGAGTGCCAGGATGGATACGGGGCGCTTGAATCGGACTTGGCCGGGTTGCTTGCATTCGCAAGTCTTCCGCCAGGGCAGAGGCGCAGGGCTGTGTTTGAGCCTGAGAACGCCATTATCATGGCGATACGGGACGTGTTGATACCGGGCAGAAAGAGATAGAATGTTAGATAGCGATGTTAGGAAATTCCAAGAAGCGATGGCGGGGCTTTCTATAGTAAAGGATGAAATAGCGAAAGCAATAGCAGAGGCGACATAGAATACCAATGTCCGAAAGACACGAACCAAGCACGGAGAGATTTGAGGATAGCAATTAACATCGGCAGGAATTTAAAAGCATTCCAAGAGGATGGGCTTAATAGTAAAGGAGGATAATGTCCAAAAACCGTAAGCATGTAGATTTTAGACAACCCGCTAATGGCGGTGTTGCGGTTACAGGCAAAGAAGAATCTCCGCAGGTGGAACGCAGGATGCCTGTTGTGATGAGCGAAATTTCGGTAGTCGGAAGCAACATTTATGCGGGGCGCGGGATAGTGCAATATAACCCTGATGATTTGGTCGGCAAGAAAGGGCTTGAGATATACAAGAAGATGCGGATTGACGACCAGATAAAGGCGGTTCTTGCGATAAAGAAGATGGCGATACTATCAACTGGCTGGGACATACATGCCGCAAGCCAGGATGCTGAGGATGTAGAGAAACAGGAGTTCATAAAATGGAATCTTGATAACCTCGTAGGGACGCTTGAGAAATACCTGTATAACATGCTCACGAAGTTTGACTTCGGGTTTTCCATCAGTGAGTGCGTATGGTATAGGATAGAGAAAGGGCGATGGGCGGGTAGGATAGGGCTCAAAGCAATCAAGACCCGCGAGCCGTTCTTCTACATGTTTGATACCGACTCGCACGGGAACCTCGCAGACGACGGGATAGTATACATGGGTTCGGTGCCCGATAGCGTCATAGATGCCGGGGACTGGCAAAGACCGAAATCAAATATCGGAGTCAGGTATCCGGTCAACAAGTTCATTATCTGCACGCACCAGGAGGAGTTCAGCAATTTTTACGGGACGTCCGATTTGAGGAGCGCTTACAGGGCTTGGTGGAGCAAAGAGGTTCTTATCCGGTTCATGAACATCTACGGTGAGCGGTTCGGGATGCCCACGCACGTGGGGAAGTTCCCGCCGGGGATGTCCAAACCCGACAGGGACGACTTGAAGAAGGTGCTTGACCAGGTGCAGGCGAAATATTCTATCGTGATACCGAACGACGTGGAGCTAGAGCTTCTGCAGTCCGGCGCTGGCGGCTGGGAGGGGTTCAGGTCGGCGATAGAGATGCACAATACTCACATGGCGCGGTCGTTGCTCGTGCCTGACCTGATGGGATACACCGAGATGAAACACGGCGGGGCGTATGCTCTCGGCAAGAAACAGTTTGATATGTTCCTTTGGGGGACGGTTCAGGAGCAGAAGACCCTTGAGGAGGCCGCGATGGGAGAGCAGGTAATCAAGCGGCTCGTTGATTTGAATTGGGCTGATACGGAGGATTATCCGAGGTTCAAGTTCGGCTCGCTCACAGAGGAAGGGTCGCAGGCGAAGGCGACGATACTCTCTATGGCGCTGACAGCGGGGCTTGTCAACCGTGAGGAGATGTGGATACGCGACTATCTCGGATTGCCGGCGAGGGGCCCGAATGTGGAACTACCGGAGCTTACAGCGCAGGCGCAAGGCGGAATAGCATTGCCTCCGGCGATAGAAGAGCGGCTCAAAGGGCTTGAAGAGAAGGTTGACGAGGTCAAAGGGTTCTTTACGGAACTGAAACTGCGGAAACTGATAGTTGACTTCAAAGAGGACGAGCCGAAGACCGTCAAGGTCAAACCCACAAAGTTTGACAAGAAACTGAACTATGTAGAGTTGAAAAAGACGCTGGACGATTATGAGGAGGAGAGTGTAGAATCCATGTCCGCCATAGTCAAGCGAATGCGGGATGACATGGTAAGGTTTGTTAGGCGGAGAAAGATAGTTGAGGACAAGGACGCCGCTGCGATAAACAAACTGCAGTTGAAATATGTCGGCGAATTGAAGCGGGATTTGGAGGCGCGGCTGGTCAAACTCTATCTTGACTCTAAACTGAACGCCGCAAAGGTGTTGCAGGAGAGCGGGGTCAAGATGGAGATAGTAACTAAATTCGAGGCAGTGAGCATTCCCGACTGGGAGCCTGTGCCACCTGTTGACGCAATAGACTTCTTTAGGAAGAAGGTGCTGGTGAAGGTAGTCAAGGCGGACGGGACGAAGGTTCTTGTTGAGTTGGCGACTGGCAAAGTGCTTGACTACTATACCCAGAAGGCGTTCTATGTGGCGGGGGTTGAGCGGGACTACATCCTGAAAGAGGCAAAGGCATCCCTGCTTGCGTCGTTGCAGACAGGCGACAGTGTGGACACAGCAGTTGCTAATCTCGGCAAGGTGTTTGACAAATACATTGAGCGGGGCGAACTGGACGATGAGGGCGACTTGATAACGGCGCACAGGCTTGAGACCATCGTGAGGACGAATTATAGCGAGGCATTCAATCGGGGCATGAGGGATTTTGTTGATGACAAAGAGATAACGGACTTTGTGCCATTTTATCAAGTTTCTGCAATTTTAGACAGCAGAGTTCGTCCCAGTCACGCCGCAGTTTCGGGACTTATATTCAGAGAAGACGACCCGTTAATGGATGAGAAATTAACTCCTCCTTTTGGTTTTAACTGCAGGTGCGTTCCTGCTGATACGATAATAATAGAGAAAGAAAAAAGAAAATGTAAAATTGAGGATGTTGCAATAGGTAATTTAGTATATACTCATAAGAATAATTGGAAGAAGGTTACGAATTTATATCATAGGAAATTCAAGGGTGATTTATTTGAAATAGAATTGCAAAATGGAAGCATTTTGAGAATAACTATTGACCACGAAATTTTAACAAAAAGCGGGTGGATAGAGGCTGGAAAATTGTCAATGAAGGATGATATTATTACTTGTAAACGAAACTTAAAATCTCTTGACAAAATTTAATTAAGTGTGTATAATATATGTATGATGAGAAGAGTTAATTACCACTTGACGGAGAAAGAGATAAAGCAGTTAAAATCTCTGTCCAAAAAGGCGGGGCTTTCTATTGCCGAGATAATCAGGCGGGCTGTTGACGAATATTTGGAGAAGGAAATAAGGAAATGAATTTGTGTGAATGTGGGTGTGGGCAGTTAGTTAAGAAAAGATTTGTAAGTGGACATAATTTAAAAGGACAATCTTCTTGGTGCAAAGGATTAACTAAAGAAACAGATTTAAGAGTTAAGGCACAAGCAGATAAAATGAGGGGGAGAACGAAAGAAACTGATGAGGGAATAAAGCAAAGAACAGAATCAAATAAAAGAAAATTCGTTTCTGGGGAATTAACAATATGGAATAAAGGCAAAACTAAAGAAACAGATGCAAGTTGTAAAGTGGCTTCTGAAAGAATGCTTAAATTTAATCCTATGTTTAATAATGCAAGTATAAATAAAATGAAGACCACTATAAAAAAGTTAAATGAAAAAGGAGAAATAAATCATAATAAAGGGAAAAGTTTAGAGGAATTGCATGGTAAGGAAAAAGCGGATGAAATAAGAAAGAAAATAGGTAAAGTGACTGATGGGAAAACTTATGAAGAATTGTATGGTGTTGGAAAGGCAAAAGAGGTAAAATCAAAAATTGGTATCAAATCTAAAATATATATGTCTGGGAAAACTCTTAAAGAACGATTAGGAATAGAAAAGGCGCAGGAGATAAAAGAAAAATTAGTTAAATCTCACTTGGGAATTTATCAAACGCTTGAATCAAAAAATAAGATAGGAGAAACATTAAGAAAAAAATATGAAAGCGGAGAAAGAAAATCTGCGAATCTCGGTAAGACAAAAGAAACATCAGAATCAGTAAAAAGACATTCCGAAAAGATGAGAGAGGGATATAAGAGCGGAAAAATTAAAGTATGGAATAAGGGTCTTACAATAGAAGATGAAAGAGTAAAAAGTTGTGCAGAAGGATTTAAAAAGTTTATAGAAGAACATGGAAGTCCCTTAAAAGGAAGAACTAAAGAAACACACGAATATATCAGAAATCATTCCGAATGGATGAAAAAATTTTTAAGTTTACCAGAAAATAAATTATTATGGTCTGAAAACGCAAAGAAGATGTGGCGGAATCCAGAATTTAAAGAAAAAACTATAAAGGCTTGTTTGAAGGGTCTTTTAAAAAAACCCACTTCTTATGAAAAAAGAATTATAGAATTATGTGAAAAATATAGTTTGTCTTATAAATATGTAGGTAATGGAAAATTGCTTATAGGATTTAAGAATCCTGATTTTGTCAATATCAATGGTTGTAAAATTGTTCTGGAAATCTACGCAATAGGACATCTTGGTAATTTGAAACCTTTAAATTATGAAGAAAAAAGAACCAAGCATTTTTCTGATTATGGGTATAAAGTAATTTTTTTTACAGAAAAAGATTTATTTAGAGAAGACTGGCAAGAACATTGTAAACAAAGAATTGCGGAGGTGGAAAGTGAAGATAAAGGGTATCAGACGAATTCCGTTTGAAGGAACGGTTTATAATCTCGGCGTTGCCGATGATGAATCTTATGTAGCAAATGGAATGATAGTTCATAATTGCACCCTTATCCCTATAACTTCCATAGAGATTGAAGATATGAAAGCGAAAGGTGAGGGTGTAAAAGTGGCAACTGAAGCAGACTTCCCTCCCGACTTCCCCGACCCTGGGTTTAAGAGTTTCAGCGAAAATGAAACAAATACTGTATTAAATTACCAAAAAGAAAAAAAGGAGCGATTAAATATTATTATAAAAGATAGATATAATGGTAATTTGCCAAATCCTGAAACTATGTGTAAGGGTCAATGTGAAGGAAGAGGATGGGTGCCAATAAAAAAAGATGATATGCAAGAACCATTTAGGACATTATGGCTTGAGGCAGAAAAAGAAAAACCAAGTGAAGATGGATGGCATTTTGTTAAATGTCCAAACTGTAATGGAACGGGAGAAGAAATAAAAGACTTTATCCGCTTTGACCTGAATAGTTCCTCCGAATGGGGACATTACAGGCTTGTAAATCCTGCTTCGTTTAAAAAAGATTTAATAACTACATGGGATACGTGGGCGGGGATAGAAAATGCGGGTATCAAATTTAGGGTAGGCAACCTAAAATCTAATGATGAAAAAGCGGTTCAATCAATTTTATTTGAAAGGAATAAGTGGACGGAGAATAGGGCGATCGAGTGGTGGAACGCCCACAGGGGTAAGTTTGAGAAGACGTGGACACAGGCAGACTGGGACAAAACTAAATATACCATAACATACAACGGGCTCACATCAGACCCCTCAAGTTACGCCGAGGCGGTGGGATACCAGAAGGCGGTAAAGATGATGGGGCATGAGGCGGAGATAGCGGAGATATAAAAATAGTTATGAAAGACTGGGTCAATCTGCAAGTTTTTGAGAACAAGTTTGATGGCAGGTGCAAGGTCTTGGTGTATCCGCAAGTCAACATCTTTGACGTGCCTGACAATGCCCCGAAAGAGTTCAGGCGGTTCGCTTATGCTGTGCGGGGGCTGGTTGAGGTGGTAGAAGTAACAGAGAGCGGGGAAGTAATCATAAATAAGACCGCATGGCAGGATAAGATGCGGGAACTTGACAGGGAGGACGCTCCACCCGTAGAAAACACGCCAGCCGGACAGGGGCAAGGCGATGTTATTGAAAATGAAGTTGGGGATATTATCGGGGTAGTAGAAAACACAAACGCTGATGGGATGGTGAATGTGCGATTAAATTCAGGCAGTATGGTTTTTGGGAGCGAGGATATGGGGAACTGGATGAATCAAGGGCCTTTCGCCCCGCACCTTGAACTCAACCTCTACGAAACCGTGGTGAAGTTTTTGCGGGAGAATGGTCTGTATACAGAGTATAGAGATTTTAACGGAAATGACCATAATGAAATAATTCCTGCCGACCTTGAAGTTCTTATTATAGAATACGATTTGAGCAGACAAATGGTTATGTTCACGGTATGGTCTCAATATTTTGCGGCACTCCCGATAGGGGCTGAAGCAATGCACCACGAACTCGTATTCGCCGACTTGAAAGAGCAGAAACCGAAAGTGAGTGAAGACGGGCGGCAGTTGAGAAAGTTGATGGTTGAGGAGACGCATGAGTTACCAGAGTAGGGAATATAGGATTGATGTGGTGCGGGATTTTGACGTAAATTCCGTGGCAATATTTATAATATGCGTTCAGACAGAAAGAAATTATCGGAAGCAATTCGTGCTGAATGGTAGGCAGTGGAACGAACTGGTAATAGGCAAGAGCGAGCCGACCATATTCCTGTATGGGAATGACGTGATAGGTAAAGACCTATTTGCGAACATGATAAGAGAATTTGAGAAAGCAGCCCTTATAAATTTCGTTCTTGAAAATAACGAATCTCATAATGGAAATGAAGGGAAACTTGAATGGGAAGATGAGAGAGAAATTAAAATTGGCAGGAAAGTTCATATTGAGGAAACATGGCAACATAAAAGCACTGGCAGGAAACTGCTCATGGATGATAAGATAACGGAGGATTAGAAAATGAACTTTAGCGAAATCCTGTGGTGGGTCTGGGGGCGATACCTTTTTAAGAAAGTTTTGAGATTTACAGAACGCAGAGATTACCGGCGTGCATTGCTGATTTGCGAGGGGCTGATGAGGTGGTTCCCGCACTCGCCGAGAGTCCACTGCCAACTTGGTTTTTTGTATGATACGATAGGCGTGCCAGATTTGAGCGTGTTCCATTCAAAGAAAGCAATATGCCTATTGAAGGCAAATAATAAGTGGTTTGAGCCATACATGAATCTCGGCATAGGGTTTATCCATCTTAATGTTCCGGCGGCGGCAGTAAGCGCATTTAACATGGCGGAGAGTTTGAAAGACAAGGTTGGGATGGTGGAATACGGGAAGATGCTTCTGTTCAGGGCGGAAGCGAGGCGGGACATAATGAGGATGTATGGCATGAAAACCGAGATGTATAATAACGCTCTTACAGATTTGGCACAAGGCGAACACGTATTAAAACAAGTTCCTGAACGTAGGCGGGAATTAGAGGCGATGGTGAAAGCATGAATAATGAAAAGGAAAGTGAGATTAAATCAATAGGTAAGATTATTGAGGATAATCTTAATTCCGCTACTCCATTACAGGATTTCTGTCAAGAAAAAGGATTGGATGAATTTTATAGAACTATGAAATTGAATATGTCTTATGGAGAAGGACATGAAGGACATATCAGTAAATTAAAGGACATTGATGATGATACAAAAGAATTTTTGGATTCAGTAGCCAATCAATTAAATAAATTTTTTATGGGAAATAATAGTAAGGAATTTTGGTATGAATCAATAGAATTTAAATATTGTGTTTTTTCTGGTTATCAGGCATACATAAAATCTACAAAAAAATACAGATTTGAGCGTCCAGAGTAAAGCATTTGGAAGCGATGGCAAAGGTATGAAAAAAAATGAATGGGGGAAAAAATGCGATAAGTGCCATAAAAGATGTATAAATCCAAGGTATTGTCCCGGTTGTAATCGGTGGCTTTGTGATAAGTGCCGTGGGGATACCACTGATGTTTGGGAATGTGAAGGATGTAACAGAAAATAATTTAATAATTTTGCTTGACAAAAGTAGAATTATATGCTATTTTTTAATCAGGATTAAAAAGTAGAATCTGCTTAAAGTTTTTCCTTCCACAGCCCGATGGGCTATGTGAAGATTGCAAGTAGCGGTTGCAGTTGTCATGTAGTTTATCGGGAATCTTAATGAGATTCTCAAAAGTCTGAAAAGGAGTGGCTTTTGGGGATTGCAAATCAAAGTAACAGTCTAACGTTCCGGGTCAGGAACTATCTTTCCGTATCGTCAGTCCATGTCCCCACGAGCCTATCTATTCGTAGTCGTATTAAAAAACCCAAAAAGAATTTGTCCTTTATAATCAAAACCATAGGAGGAGTCTAACTATGCCATTTGCAAATTTCCCTGATTTCAATTCCTGTGTTCTTGCCCAAAAGGGGAAGGGACACAGTGAAGATTCTGCTAAAAAGATTTGCGGGGCGATTGAAGCGAAAATCAATAAGAGTTCTGAGCCAGAAGGATTGACGGAGATTGAGAAGAAAGAGTATGATGAAGTAATAAAGTTGCAGGATAGTCGTCCGTCAAAAGAATGGTTTGATTCCTGCATTGCAAAGAACGGAGACAAGTCTAATCCCGCTGCATATTGCGGATTTTTGTGGGCAACCGTAGTGCAGGGACAGGGCGCAGACCCGCAAGAAGTCCTCAAAAAAACCGAAGATTATGCGGAGATGTTTAATAAGACTAATCAATTCATGAAAACTTTCGCCGAAACCCAGACCCTTGAAAACGAAGAAGTGTTTGCTGTCGGGAAATGGAACGGGGACACATACACGCATGAGGACTTGAAAGAGATAGCGGAGAACTTCAACAAGTTGAAGGACGAAGTCAAACCGCCGGTGAAGCTCGGGCATTCGGAGAACCAGAAACTGCTTGAGGCGGACGACTTGCCCGCAGGCGGGTGGGTGAGGTCGCTGAAAGTAGCGGGCGACAAGTTGCTTGCGGACATAACCGATGTGCCGAAAAAGATTTACGAGCTGATAAAGAACAAGGCATACCGCAGGAAGTCGGCGGAGATATACCCGGGATATACGGGGTCGGACGGGAAGAAATATGGGAAGGTGTTGAGGGCAGTGAGTTTCCTCGGCGGTGCAATTCCTGCAGTGACGACAATCGGGGATATACACGCTCTTTACAAAAAGGATGACAAGAATCAGAAGTTCAAAACATACGATATGGAAGGGGGTGAAAGAACAGTGAAAACTTTGGGAATAAATGTATCGTCAGAAAACTTTTCTGCCGATTTCCAGACAAAATTCGCCGAGGCGATGAAGACCGCTTTTGGCGACGGGATAACAGTCAAGTTTGAGGACAACGGCGTGGATGCCGAAACCATAGCGGGGCTCAAGGCGAAAATAGCGGAGCTGGAGAAAGAACTTGAAGACCACGACATGGATGAGATGAAAGCGAAATACGACGAGACAGTCAAAGTCTTAAACGAGACCAAGACGAAACTCGCCGATGCCGAAGGTAAGGCGACAAAGCTTACGGATACCGAGACCAAACTTACCGAAGCCCAGGCGCAACTGCAAACACAGGCGGTAGCGACGCACAAGGCCGAGGTCAAGGCGTTCATAGACAAGGCGAAAGCGGAAGGCAAGATAATCCCTGCCAACGAGCCATTGGTGACCGCTTTGATGGAACAGATGGACGGCAAAACAGTAATCAAGTTCACCGAGAAGGACAAGGATGGGAAGGACGTCCAGGTGGAGAAATCCACGCTTGAACTGGTGAAGAAGTTTGTAGAGTCGCTTCCGAAACTCGTTGAGTTCAAGGAAGTCAGTGTTGATACGAAAAGCATTCTTATCTTCAAGGCCGATGGCGGGAAGGTCAGGATAGGGAATGAGGTGTTTGAGGTTGATGACCTTGAATTGACCGCGAAGGCGAAGAAATACAGCGAAGAGCACAATGTGCCCTTTAGCGAGGCAGTAGTGGAGGTTTCACGGGTGTAGCGTTACAAAAAGAGAACCATCAGTCCGCTTGAGGAGGGCGGGCATAACAAAACAAAAACATTATGGGAACTACACAAGGCTATGTATATGACGAGTCGTTCAAGGCGAACGGTGCGCTGGCGAAATACCGCGTGGTAGTTTACGGCGCCGAGAAGCAGTATGTCAAGTATCCTGCGGCGCAGGATGCAAATGCCATAGCGGGGATAACCCAAGAAGCAACAACCGCATCTGGCGACACGGTTCTTGTCAGACAAATCGGCAAGAGCAAAGTGGAGTCTGCGGCCGCAATCTCTACGTTCGGGCAGCCCCTGAGGGCTTACGACGTTGTGGGGCGCGTGAATGTCCAGAATGTGGCTGGTGGGACGGGCCCCTGGGTTTCAGGTGATGGGGTCGTAGGATACAATGAGTCCACGTGCACTGCGTCAGGCGACATCATAGAAGCATGGCTTGGAATTAGGACGTTGTTAGGATAATCGGGGAGGAAATATGCCAACGGTAAGTAGTGTTCATGTAAATGCCGCACTCTCAAACCTGGCCATCGTCTACAAGAACCTTGAGCTGGTTTGGGACCGCATCTTCCCGGTTGTTCCGGTTGCGAAAGAGTCGGACACGTATTTCGTGTTCAACAAAGAGGAACTTCAGGACGAAGATGCGCTTCGCGCAGCAGGCGCGGAGGCGAGAGAAATAACCTGGGA